AACAAAGTAACAGGTGCTCTTTTGCCGTCAGTTAAATGCCAAGCGCATAAACCTTTCTTTTGAGCTACTTCATTAGCAATCTCTTGAGAAGATAATTCCTTTTTTTGCCAGTTTTGGTTGAATGCGGTGAAGTCGCCACCCTTCTCGATCTTGCCACTGACCGCATCCAGAGCACCTGTTACTTTGTTGTTAATAGAACAGATGAACTGCATGGGGGAACCTGTAGTGACAACATTCTGCCGCAGATGCGAGCCTGCAGCAAATATTTTCAAGAAGCTTTGCGAATTGCTTCGACTTAAGCGCTCTTCCCTGGTCGGACTTCTGTAAAGAATTTATCTACAAGTCCAAGCCATGTAGCTTCGTCTTTCTCTACTTCACTCTCACCAAAGGTGAAGACCTGAGTTTGATATTCTTCGATGGCAGTACTAACAATAATCTGAGTTTTATTAATTTTAATTCCTAAGCATGCTTCAGCTGCAAGTTTGTAAGCGGCTAGTTGAAGCCTTGTCTTTTTAGTTTTGAATACACCTGACACCAGTGCTTTTCTTGTCTTCTCGTCTAAGTTCTGTTTTTTGTTAGGGAACCTTGCGCTGTAGGGGCCTGCACTTGTTTTGAAGTCAGCGAGAATAATTTCAGCGTTGTTATCCATATAGATAAGGTCACAACAACCTGCGTAACCGTGACCAGAATCAGGATTGTAGTAAAAAATTCTGCCTACTCCATCCTCACCTACGTATTTAGACCATTTCGGTTGATTAAAAGGTCTTTCAGACCAGAGTACTTTTCCGCCCTCTAGTAAATCGTCAACGCACTCTGGCACACCTGTCCAGTATGGTGCATATTTTTCCGGCGGGACAACACGTAGTCCTCGAAGATGATTTTCAGTTGCCTCGTGGATCCATGTTCCTCTAGCGGCTGCTTCGTCAGCTACACCAGGGTTCATGATGTTCCAATGGGCAAGCTTCTGCTGAGTTTTTGCCGATTGAGTCGCGCTTAAGATCGAAGTTACAGAAGGAAGGTAATCAGGTACGCCAGGACATTTGTAATGCCTTAAACCGTTGATTGTTTTACGCGTATCCACTTTTTTTACCTGATCAAAAGGAACTAATGTCGCTGTCAGCGTCACTCAAGGGCTCGTCTACAAAAAACTCACTCTTCTGGTATTCGAACTCTTTGTTTCTTTGATCCAGTTCGCTTAGAAGACAACGAGCTGCTGAAAAAGAATCGGCTACCAGTTCAGCGATAACATCTGCTTCTCTTGTTTTACCCGCGTGGTCAACACATTCCTGCAAGAGCTGGTTGCTTACCAAGAGAGCTGCAATGGTATCCAGCTTTCTGTTTGTTTCTTGCTGCGTTTCGATATACTGCGAAAGCAACAGTTGTAATCTCCCTTTCACTTTTAAAGAAAAGTTTTCGGTCGCTGCCAGCTTACATCGAATTCGACTTCTGTCTGATCACAAGAACTCTTAGTTTTGTTGAACACAAACCACGCAGAAGTTACTGAGTCTTTTGATTTATTTTGATCCGCACGGAATTCAGGTCTAGGGTTTAAAACAATCAGATTCGATAAAGGTTTTTCTTGGAGAAACTTAGCTCGTTGTTTCGTGGGCTCCAAGAACGTAATGCGATCTAGGATTATTACTCCTTTACGAGCTACTTCATAACCTGGATAAAGCACCCAATCGATTGTTGATGGAACTCCCTGAGTCACAGCTACCACCCAGTCGCACTGAGGGACGCTCTTCCACCACATCAGATCTAAATGATCATCAGCACAGTCTGCCTTATATGTTTCTTTAAAACCTAATTCATCAAGTTGCTTTTGGAGTTGTCCCTCATGGTCTAGAGGTAACAGAATTTTGCCAGAGCAAATTTTTCGATCGGCAATAGGATTGAATATATACTTTGGGATCTGATAAAAGCTCATGGATTCAGATGCAGTTCTTCAAAAGCTTCGTCACTACATGTCGATGGAGCAAGAGTTCTACCATCATCGGTTCATGGAGAAAGCGAAGAAAATTGACGACGTGGACGAGTTAGTCGAGATCATAGATCTTCTACATTCGAACTACCTAATCCGTTCGAAACTGTTTATTAACCTCGCTCACCGCGTGGCTGAAGAAGGATACGAGTTACCTTGCATTGCTGAGCTGATGAAGGATAGTCAATAAAAAACCCCGTCTAACTAAAGACGGGGTTAGAAAATCCCTTCGTAATTACAATTCTAAACCGGCAGCCTTGATGGCGTCCTTCATTTCCTGCGTCAGCTCTTTGGGTTTTTCTTCCTTGGGCTCCGGTGCTTTACCTTTCGGTTCACCGGCACCAGCAGGGAGACTAGAGAGACCACCCGGTTTATCTCCTTCAAGCTTAGGGTTAGCTTGATCGAAAGCTGCTTTGATATCTGTGTGATCTGATCCAAGAGGAAGCTCAACCAGATTCGAACCGGAGATATGAGAACGAAGTGCAGCCGATACCAGATCAGTTCCAGTTGACGGTAACCACTTACCGATATCCTCGATAAGAGATTTTTCTTCGTCTCCGCTGAGAGGTCGGTCGGCAAACTCCAGGGCGTTGTAGTTAATCTTTCCAGTATCTGCGCCGGTAGTCGGGTCAGTCTGCGTGAAGCTTTTCCCAACAAACTTCGTCGTGGTCACTACTTCCGCAACATTAATGCGGTTGTTGTAAAGAGTCTGGAAGTAAGAGATAAAATTCTTCTGACTAGCTTTACCGGAAATAATACTAGTAGCAACGCACCTTGGAGGAAGTAAACGGTGATTAGGAGAAACGCCAATGTAAGCAATCCGAATGAACTCCTCATGGGAGCGCATTCCAAGGTTGCCGTAGAAGGGAGTAAACCCGAGGAGGATAAATTCGATGGGAATACCGTTGTCGTTAGCATCCGTGATGGCGGAATCGGGATCCGTATCTGACTTCCAGCGGCGCTGCTGAAGATCAATGCGCAAGGTGTGAGGTGGGACTTGACAAAGAATTTCATCAGCCTCGAATTGTCCAGCGATAAATACCATGATTGAATCAGAGATCGAAGTTAATTGAACCGATAGCCGCTGCTGACACTGTGTTCTTTTCAGGGTCAGCTGCCTGTTTGGGAGCGGACTTTGTTCCCTTGGGCAGGTACAGAATCTGATCCACTGAGTAGTTCAGATACTGCTTGTCCTCTTTTGTGCTGGTGCTTACCCGTCCAACGGCAACCGTGGGAGTGCCTGGTGCGAGTTCAGCCAGTTGTTTTGAATGTTGGTTCCAAGCGGTCAGCTTGAACCAATTCGTTTCTTTCTCGCCAGGATTTTGCCAAGCGATAGAACGGTTAGTCACAGTGGACTCACCTACTTCTGCCTCTTCTGATTTGGGTCCGAGACCACCACAAGCCATAAAGGTGTTGATGGCGAGGATGTCTGAGAAGTTTTCCTTGCTGACGATCAGCATGGGTTGCATCTGAATGACACCATCAGGAGTCGCTTTGCAAGGCCCGATGGCAAGGACCTCTTCTTTTTCTTTGAGCTTGTTCAAAAGTTTGCCGACGTAGTGATCGGCTTTTTGAATTAGCTGAACCCTCGTGGTTACACGTTTGGTCGATGAAGGCAGAGAGTCTGCAATCACACTGACCTTTCCGTCTTCGAGGAGTGCCTCATCAGCAATCCTCACCCCCAGTAAGAAGACATTCATTCTTGAAAGTCCTGTAAATCGTTGATCGGTGTACGTTGAGTGCCTTGGCGATTTGCGGAACGCTCGCGCCTTGGCTTCGGAATGCTAAGGCCATTTTCAAATCACCGCCACCTAATTTGGCATTTGTGCCGGAAAGATAATGATAATGGTAAGGATTAACACACTTCTTGTTACAGCATGTGTTCTTAACGGTTTTGTCTTTGCAAATATCTAGGTAACCCAGTATCAAAGGGCGCACATAGTATCTCCTTCCAAGCGCGTATACAGATGGAACACCATTTGTCTCTGATCCTTCCCACCTGTAACAATTTTTATAATCAAATTCGTTGTAAGCAAGCTTCTCAAAAAGCTCACTCAGCTTGCTTAATCTTGTCTTTCCGTAAGTCAACTCAAATTTATCTGCCTCTAAACTCCTAGCGATGTCTAATGACTGCGCTTGAGCGTGGGCGATATCGTTTGCTTTGACAGCTAAGGTAAGTTTTTTATTGTTCCTATTTAGTTGTAAGTTATATCTAAAAAACGTCATTCGGTTGGAACTGGATCATCTCAAGAATTCGCTCTTTATCTTCGGCGTCAATAGCAAAAACGGGGTACAGCTTAAGCCACACCCCGATGCGTCCGTTAAGGAGTTTGATTACCAAGCTGCGCATGGTCAGGAAGCCATTGAGAATATTCTATGGCTTCCTTATGGTATCAACCTTAGAAATTACCTAAACGACGGAAGACTGCGTCAGGAATGCTTTGGCCGGTATTGCGAACGGCGTTGACCGTGGCTCGGATTTCATTATCGCTATAGCCTTTTTGGCGCATAGCGTCCACATCCTGTCCACCGAAGATGCCTGCCGCTCCAGCATCGAAGCCAGATTTACCTGAGGTGTAGTTCTGAGCGTAAGCTTGTGCGCCGACTTTGCCACTGCCTCCGCCAGAAGTTGATTGTTCAGCAGGAGTCACACCTCCAAGACGCTGGTAAACAGCAGCCGGAAGTTGTTGAACGGTAGAACGCTCATCAGCGATACGACGGATGTCTTCGTCTGCCACACCTTTGCCGCGTAAGAAATCAACGTCCTTACCGCCGAAAAGACCCTGTTCGCCTTGATCGTACTTAGAGAAGTTCTGTAAGTACTGATCAGCAAAAGCTTTGCCGGGGTCAATCTCTTTTGGCTCCTCCACCTCAGGAAGAGTATTTGTATTTGTATTTGTGTTTGTATTGGTGATGTTTACATCGCCCAACATCGATTTGGCCTCACCCATCGTGGGGGCTTCGACGGTGACTTTCTGAGGGTCACGCTGTTGAGGTTTCATGGTCAGCCCATAGCCGCGACCACGAGACGTAGACTCAATCCTCACACCGGGAAAGAGTCCTAAACCGCCTGAGCTTTCTGATTCGTCGTCCTGAAACAACCCTGCTAAGAGAGGGTTCATTCCTGCGAATCGGATGCGTGAAGAAGTCATGAGTTAGAAAAGCGAAGGGATCAAAGTCCGAGAAGTCTTCGAGCTTCTGGCCCGATGTTTGAAGCGCCTTGAGCAATTCGCTTCATGTCAGCTTGTGATGCACCTCTTGATTGAAGAGCTGCAACATCCTTCATACCGAAACCGCTGCCTCCGAAAGCGGCGTAATTGAATCCGCTTCCGTCTCCTTTGCCAAGCCCGTAACCAGTGACCGGCGTGGTGCCAGCACCAGTTGGTCGTGAGTAGCTAGGGGCAGCGGGCGCTGCTGCTGCGGGTTGTGCGATACCGAACCTTGCTGCTGCATCAGGTCCGACATTTGGTGCTTGTTGTGCAAGCTTCCTCATGTCGGCTTCGCTTACACCTTGGGCCTCCAGAGCTTTGACATCTTCCATGCCGAAGCCTGTACCACCGTACTGAGAGTAATCAAATACTCCAGGCTTAGTGCTTACGTAACCTGTGATACCCAGCTTTTTCTGAGCATCAGGTCCGATGTTATAAAGGTTTTCTTTATTAGCCATGACATACTCCCGAATACTATCGGGGTCATAACCAGCAGCGACAGCGGCATTGTAATCTTTCATGCCGAAACCTTTTTCACCAATATCTTCTATACCCACGCCGCCAACGTTACCGAAATACTGTTTCAGCTCGATTTCGGGTTCTTTTTCTATTTCTTTGGGAGGACCACCAGGTAAGGTGACGCTCGAAGAACTGGAGCTTGATCCTCCCTTTGCTTCAGGAGTCAGGCTGAATTCTGTGGTGACGGCATCACGTTGTTGAGGTTTCATCGTAAGCCCATGACCTCGTCCTCTCGCCGTAGAGGTCACGCGCATACCGGGAACTAAATCCCCGAACTGAGTTGAGCCGTCTTCGTCCTCTTCGAACAGACCAGCGAGGTCAAGACCGAGGCGTCGTCCCGCAAGATTAAATTGATTTTGTACGGATGGCCCGTACCTTCGAGACGAAGTCATGTCTCAGTTATTAGAACCTATATCCCAATATACTTAATAACCAGATCTTTTAAAACCAGCAAATGGTTTAACAGATTGAGGTTCGCTTCTCGAAGCTTCAGATGCCTTGAACCCTCCGAAAGCTTCTTCAGTTTTACCGAATGCTTCGTTGTTAAGGGTCGGTTTAAACCCTCCAAATGGTTTTAAAGACGAAGCACCCCCCACGAGTTGCGGTTCGTTTGCTCGTTCTTCAGAGGTTTTTTTGTTGCCAAAAGTTCTTCTTAAGTCAGGGAAATAATCAAGCAAAGTAGATCCCTGACTTTCATCAGGGTCAGTCAAAGATATTCCGAAGTAATCTCCTGCGAGGCGCATTGTATTTACTTGCTTTAGATTCAGTCTAAACGTATGTAAAACCTTTTCAGGTCAAAGCCTGGACCTAGAGTTCCTTTTAAAACTCTGACGATACGTGCAGCGCCTTCGTGGTCTTTAAATCGTTTAGCTTTTTCCCTGTCTTTAGTAAAAGAAGCTAAGATTTTCTTCTCTTGATTTAAGCAGTCGCGTACATATTCGTCACCTTTAGTGACGACCCAAACCTCTTGGAAACTAAGAAGAGGCATCGACTCTCGTTGCTCGACAGTATATAAGCTGCCTGTTAACTTTAGAGGTTTTTTTGCAGTTTGTTTTTTCTTAGTTACTGCGTGAGTTACTGGCTTAACCGTGGTTACATTTTTACCAGTGAGTACTTCTTTCTTTAACTTTCTTGCAGCGTTTGCTGCTGCAAGAGGTTTATCGAAAAACTCTTTCGTAAAAGATAAATATTTATCAGTAGCAAAGCAGCCCACATAACCACTGTCGGTTTTCGCAGTAAATATTTCTTTACCTTTGTGAATTGGGAACCAAGCAGTCAACGTCATTTTTCAGCCCAAGAGTCTCCGACATTTGCATCGCACTTTACAGGAACTTTTTTGAGGATGGTCTCTGCTGCTTTCTTCATTTCTGATTCAAGAACATCTCTGTAGTGCTCTGCTTTGCTTTCTGTAGCCTCAAATACAAGTTCGTCATGTACTGTAGCGATTGGTCTGAATTCATCAGAAATATGTTTGCCTAACGCTGCTATGGCGAGCTTGAGGATATCCGCACCTGCTCCTTGGATAAGTGTGTTTGCGCAGGTCGTCATGACAACGTCGTCATAGCTGAGCAACCGACGCCTTCCGATTGGAGTTCGAACGTAAGTCCAACCATCTTGAATCATGGCGTTACGTTCGCGGTGCCATTCTTTAAGACGAGGGTACGCCCTGTGGAAGCCAGCGTGAGCGATTTTTGCCTCTGAAAGAGAAATTATGTTCCCTGACTGCGCTGCGTATGTTTTGTATTTTCTGTAGCCCATGCCGTACAGGAGAGCAAAATTCAGAGTTTTACCTTGCTGACGCTCTTTAGATTTTTCTCCGACTTCCTCAATAGGGATGTTGTAAATCAAACTTGCGGTAAGGCTGTGCAAGTCAGGGAACATAATTTCT